AAAGGTGGTGGCCATGGTAAAAACCGTGTTCAGTAGCAGGTTAGTAGGAGTGCAACCAGTTGAGTAGGCCGGTTGCCCGCCTAGCGACGTGGACTGGCCAACTTCAAACTTGAATCAAATTAGAAGTTGACTAGAGAAGGTGACTACTGGGCTTCAAGCTCGGCGGCAATAGCGAGGAGTTTTTCACGGACGGGATCGCGCTTTTCGTACTGAAGTATTCGTCCATCAGTCCACACGTCCTCATAACCAAGAGGCGCCACTTGATCCGCAGCAGCTAGCAGGGCGGCGGCTAGTGCTTCAGGACTAATTTCGTAAGGATCTGCTGTCCAGTGACTGATGTAGGCGTCAAACACTGCACGCGCAGCGGGTGAAAGTTCAGACATAGAAGTGGTAATGACTACTCAATTACAGGCAGAGGCTCACCAAGCGACACCAGCCAGCACAACTGGCACCAGTGGCCTTCGTGACCTGGGATAGTGCTCTCGATTGTGTGGCTATGAATTCCGTGCTTTGGGCAATCAATCTTTGGCAACTGTCGCCCGATTGCCAACGTGGGGTAAGGTTCTTGGGTCATGGTCTCGGACGATGATCCGGGCTGTGACGCCGCCCCACTTACTTCAGCACTGGCAACACGAAGGTCGTCCATTGCTGCCTCTCGAAATGCCCAGTCGATGCAGAGCTTGGCAAACGTCTTGCAGTAGCCGGGATGACCGCGCTTTTGGCTGTCCTCTCGTGCTTGCTCGGAGAACTTTTTGAGCAGGTGCGGCGGTGGCACCTTCGAGTAATCTTCGTTGGTCATGGTCTCTAGGGGATCGTGGCCAGGGGCAGGAGGTGCAAACTCGCTGCCCAACCACTATACGCTTGACGCAGGCGATCAGACCATATTGGTGACATCAACAAAATGGTCTAGTGAGTAGGACTACTGGAACTGGCGTCGATAGTCTTCAAGCCATTCCTCGCCCATCAACACTACTAGGTCTGTGTAAGTGAGATTGTAAATCTGTTCAAGACAGTCTTTAAAGCGACGTTCGTTTTCTTCTGGTGTAATTTCTCTAGGCATAGAAAAATAGGACTACACGTCTTCAAGGGCTGCAACTTTGGACTCAAGGGTTTCGATCTTGGCTATGGCTTCCTGCAGCGCAGCGGTCAGCAGCGGCACCAGCTTGGACTGGTCGATGCCTTGTGGATTGATGCTTCCGTCTTCGTGAACCGCATCTTTAGTGCCAGAAATTGCCTCAGGTACTACCGCCTGCACCTCATGAGCAACAAAACCATCAACCTGCGTATCAGGATCAGAGATAAAGTTGAACCTGTACACAGGGAGTTGCTTTATTCGCTCGGCGGCTCCAGCAAGTGGCTGCAGGTTTTCTTTTAACCTGTAATCAGATGTGGTGGAGTAGGTAACACTTCCGGAATTAACTTGGATATATCCGACAAGGCTGCCGGTAGCGTTGTTGAACTCATACTGATAGTTTCCATTTGCGCCAATCCGTGTACGTAACGCGCCGTCCTGATCAATTGATACGCCAGCACTATCGGGAGCAGAGCCGGATAAACCAGTTGCGCCAATAAGAACTATGCCAGCTTGTGTAATCCTCATCCGCTCCGTCGGGCTGCTCGCTCCATCCGCCGTAGTGGAGAACTCTAATCTGCTTGGTTTTGATGATGCGCTCCAAGTGCCGCCATCGCGCCGCGTAGTGATAAGGGTGCAAGGAGTATCTGTATTGTCACTGCCAGCCCAACTTCCAAGACTGTCGCCATCCCCAGGAGTAGCCGTATTTCTTTTGAACAAGACAAGTGGTGCATTGGCAGAACTTGCTGGAGAGCCTTGAAAGGCAGCAGTTACGTTTGTGTTAGAAACGCTAGACGTGCCAACTAACAACCTGCCGGAGCTGTCGATGCGGGCGGACTCACCTACTGAGCGACTGAAAGATATAGTTGCTCCACGAAGAGCAAGATCCTTAGGAGTTGTGCCAGCGTCGTCCAGTACATCAAGTGCAACGCCAGTACCGCTGGTGATTGTATTGATGTCACGGATGTGCAAATTGCCGTTAGTGGCAGCTTTTGCGGAAAGTATTCCGATAAGCGCAGTAGTGCCAATCCCTAAACGCCCTGAGGAGTCAAGCGTCATGCTTGTTGCTGGTCCGCTTGCTCTAATCCACTTAAATCCACCATCGCTGGATGTTGATTCAATATGACCAGTGGCGGCGTTATAGCTCAAAAGCCCGTAGTAGTTGGCATTAGATCCAAACGAAATGTCGCCTCTTGCATCAAGAAGGGATGTTCCGCGAACGCTACTAGTCCCCAGACCTAAGCGGCCATCGGAAGTTATTCGTGCCTTTTCTCCGACAACACCACTGCCGTTGTTTGTGGAGAATACAAGCGCTCCAGCAACTGACGTGCTGAAATCAGAGTAAACACCAGCGATGCCAGCAAGTTGCTGTCCGGCTGTGTAGTCGCCCTGGTTAAAAGCAATTACTGAAGTCCTGCCAAGGGCAGAACTGTTGTCATTGCAGATGGTGAATCCTGCAAGAGAGCTGGCAACACTGTTTGCAGTATCAGCCGCCCGAAGGCCAGCTCTTGTTGTAAGACCGGTCGTTGCGGCTCCGACGCTTACACTCCCACTACTGTCAACAAACAACCGCCCAGTGCCATTAGTCGAGATGGCTACTTGGTCTGCGCCGGGGGAGTAGATGCCGGTATTCGTGTCGCCAGAGAAGTACAGCCCAGGGCTGCCAGCCGAGCCCGCGATGATGCCGAGCGCGCCGGTCATCACGTCGCCACTGGCGTTGACAAACTCGCCGGCCTCGCTGCGCCATGCGCTGCCGTCCCATACCTTGAACACATAGGTGCTGCCGCTGGTGTCCAGCCACTGCTCACCCACGGTGTTGCCTGTTTCACCACCACCTGCCGGGCTGACGTTCGGTGCAGTGCTGCCAACATGCACCGGGCCAACCTTGACTAGCGCACCAGCCGAGTCCTTGAAAAACAGGCCAGGGCTGCTGGTGTTGGTGTTGATGGCAATCTGACCATCAGACATCGAACCAGGCAACGGGCGCTTGTTTGCGGTGCTGCTACGCAGGTGCTGAAGAGTCATTCCTTAACGCCTACTGGCCGGAAGTTACCCTTATAGCTTAATAAGTACCGTCGCTGTAGTTCAGGTTGCCTGCGCCGATTGCTACGGTCGTGTCAAACGTGGCGACGCCAGTTACATCAAGCGTTCCGGGAATATCAATGTTACTTGCCCATTCCACGTCTGCACCACCGGATGCGGTCTGCAGCAGTTGACGGGCTGTGCCGTTTGCTAGCTTGCTGACTGCAATCTCAGCCGTAGCCGAAATGTCAGCATTAACGATGCTGGCATTACCGGAAACCAGCACGTTACCGCTTTGGTTGGGCAGCGTGATGGTGCGGTCAGCGGTTGGATCAACGACGGTCAGCGTTGTTTCGTAGTCGTTCGCTGTGCTGCCTTCAAAGATCAGGTTTGCATTGTTCAGCGTCAGACTGCCGGTCATCGTGTCGCCTGCCTTGGCGACCTTTTCGGCATCTAGTTCTTGAATGGCAAGCTGGACATTGGTAGCAATGATGTTGCCGGCAGGCGAGAAGCTGACGTTGGTTGCGATCTGCGAGCCAATGGCGCTAGAAACGTCAATCAAGTCCCAGCTTGCGCCATTGGACAGGATCATGTCCGGCGGCGCCAAAGCTTCTGCCGGTGCGTTGCCGGTGCCGGTGCCGGAGTCCGACACGACTAGGTAATACTGCCTATTGACGCTGGACGCGGCTGGCAGCGCTACGCCTGCAGCCAAGCCAACTGCTGCGCCAGCAGTGGTTACCGAGGCAACTTGGTTGATGCTGGCGTTGTAAGTGCCTGCGTAGATCAGCTCACCGGAGATGATCGTTACCGGCAGCCACGCCGAGCCAGACCAGATGTAAAGGTCTTGATTGATCTCGTCGTAAAAGTATTGACCCTTGAAGGATGCGCTAGGGAATACAACATTGCCGCCAGTGTCAATAGCGCCGCCGAACAGTACGGTGGACTGATCGGCAAGCTTTGGCGCTGTGATCGCACCAGTACCGATCAATGATGCTCCGAATGTGCCGGTTGTGATCTTGCTGGTATCCAGTGATGGGATGTCACCAGCAATCAAAGCTGTGCCGGCAGTGATAACGCCAGAGTTGTTAAATGTGACCTTGGTTGCGGTGCCGCCAGTAACGGTGTTGTTGATGCTCAGTGCACCGCTCACGTCAACAGTTAGCCCAGCACCTGGAACAACAGCGCCTAAAACGCTTGCGGTCGCGGCTGGCAGTAGATCGCCGGTGATCGTCGGAAGATCGGCGGCGACAAGCTCCCTAAAGCTAGGTACAGCAGTGGCGCCAGATGTTGGGCCAGCAAGAACCGTGTTGGCAGACTGCGCTAGAAACTCGCTGCCATCTAGATCGTTAGCGAGCTTGGCTGCAGTAACATTGCCGTCAAGGATCTTGGCGGTAGTAACTGCATTGGATGCCAGCGCAGTTGCGTCAACAGCGCCAGCAGCAAACTTGGCAGTGGTGACGGCTCCATTGATGATCTTTGCTGTAGTTACCGCATCGCTAGCCAGCTCGGATGCACCAACACTGCCATCGGCAATCTCAGATGCGCCGACTGCTCCAGCGGCAATCTTTGCTGCGGTTACCGCGTCATCAGCAATTTTTGCTGTGGCAACTGCTAAATCTTGGATTGCCGCGGTATCAACAGCGTTATCGGCAAGCTCGCTGCTACCTACAGCATCTGCTGCAATCTGCGCAGCCGTGATAGTGTCAGCAGCAATTTGAGTTGCGGTAACAGCGCCAGTAGCCAGCTTGGCAGTTGTAATTGCGCCGTCAGCAATTTTTGCTGTTGTCGCGGCATTGCTGGCAAGTTGAGTTGCAGTTACGGATGCGCCAACAAGCTTGGCTCCGTTGATCGAGCCATCAGCAAGGTTGAGCTTTGTATCTGCAATCGTGCCGTCAGCGATCTTGGCATTGGTGACTGCGCCATCGCCGAGCTTGGTGTTGGTTACCGCGCCAGTGGCGATCTTTGCCTCTATGACAGCCGCCGATGTAATAGCAGCGCTGTCTACAGCATCATCAGCAAGCTCACTGGCCCCAATCGCGCTTGGCGCAATCTGGGTGGCCGTGATTGTGTCGTTGGCAATCTTGGCGGCCGTGACAGCCAAGTTGGCAATCGCCGCGGTATCAACAGCGTTATCTGCCAGCTCAGACGAGCCGATGGCATTCTCTGCGATCTGCGTAGCAGTGATGCTGCCGTCTTGAAGCTTTGCGCCAGCAATGGTGTTATCAGCAATCGCGCCAACGCCTGCGGTTACGACCGCAGCAACGGTGATCTTCTTGGTTTCTGCCGTGCTGACATCGGCAATAGGCAACACGTCAACGGTTGCCTGGGTATCGGCGGCTAGCAGCGAATTGAGCTGCGTAATCTTCTGATCAGCCACTGCTAAGAAACCGTACGCTTATAGCCCAGTTTAGGATGGCACTTCCAGAAGAATGCCAAACCCAGACTCTTGCAGCACTTTGTCCTGTGGATCTTGCTCTTGCAGCAGATAGTCTGATGGCAAATCAAACAGCAGCCTGATGGGTCCAGTGGTGACAAAGCTGATCTTGCTGTGAATTGGTTGATCAGCGATTAACTCAGTTGCCACTGATGTGATCACGCAGTCGGCTGTGTAGAACAGCTCTTTTCGAGCTTCTACCGCATCAATCAGTGTGCCAATAGGCACGGTGTTCGTGCGCTTCATCAAAAATACGCCGGCAAACTCAGCTCCTATTTCTTGCCGCAGCGCTAGTTGATGCATGTATACGGCAGACTCTTCCGTGCCGACATAGTCAGGCGCTCCGCCACGCCATGTTGTATCAAAAAAGCAATCGAGTTCGCCGCTGCCAGATACCAGCGTGGACATGCGCTGCCTAAAGTTATCCCCAAGACTTGTGTACTCCGCTGTGTCTCGGTCAGTGTTTAGCATCCAGCTCACCGTTTGAGCCAAATAAGCATCATCTTTGGATGCCACTTCATAGCTGACTCGGTAAGATGCTGCCGGTGTCGTCAATGTTATTGCATCTGCAACACTGCCGGTTAGCGCTTTCTGCCATGTAGCAAAAAGCCTAATACCGCCAACGCTATCGACGTTGACGTACCATTGCCCGTCGTTGCGCCTAGTGTTGTCAGTCCAGCCACTTGTCGCCACAAAATCTAGTAGATCTGTGGTCGGCACACCGCTTTCGTCGACGCGCCTAAACCACACGCGGTCACCTGTGATCAAGTTGACCACTCGATCTTGCAAGCCAAAACGCTTGGCTGTCGCGTCGACATCAGATGGAGTCAAGCGGCTGTAGACACGCTCAGATTGCTTGCGCCCGATACGCAAGCCGCCAGCCTCGCCGATCCAGATAGCCATCAGATAAGGTTTACTGCTGTGAGCGGGCCGCAGACGGTGAAGTTAATGCTTGCTTGAATAATCTCACCGACAGTCGCGGCAATCTCCACGCTCGTAAGCGCACACTTGAATCGCACAGCCCTGGTAGTGCTGCCGCCGGAGAATCGAAGTTCTATCGTATGCGTTGGCTCTGTTGGCGTCTGCGTGGTTCGCAAAAGGTCATCCATGATGGCGCGACCTTCAATCAAGTTTGATGCGTTTTCGTAGTAAAAAACGGTGGCCGTCCCAGTAAATGACTGCACGCCATAAACGTAGTTGCGGGCAAAGTCGCCAAGGCTGGTAGTTTCTAGCGTGTCAGCGTTGGCCGAAAAGCTCCAGTCACTGACTCGTGCTACTTGCACGTTGTCAACCAGTAGGGAGCCATCAATGCCGGTGTACTGCTTAGCCACTGCCGTTTAGCTTTTGCTGTCAGTCTAAACCGGAACAGCAACTAGCTCTACGCTGATACTTTGGATGCCAGGTGCAACATAGGTGACACTAGGCGGGCGGTTGTATCGCCATGTTGTGCCGGTTGCCGTGATGTAGTCGTAGGTCGTCATGCCGGCAAACATTTCAACTGGCACCGCAAACGTTTCAAACGAGCCTTGGGCTATGGCGTAGTGATCAGTAATCTGCTTGCCAACAGCCTCCAGTAGATTCTGAAAGCCAAGGCTGAGCTGAGCTCCTACGCTCAAGCTTCCGTGTTGGATGCGCACTTCGTAGCCGCCTTGGCTGCGATAGGTCGACTGCGGCTTGCTGCCTGGCGTCCATACCCTTGAACTCGGTTTGATACCCGGAAAACTCTGAACAGCCATTTACAGCACCACGAACGGATTGAGTGCGATGTCGCCTGCAATCAAACTAGCGCCGCCGGCATCAGTCGGGAAATGATTGGCTTCAATAGTAACTTGACCAGCAGCAGTTTCCGAAATGGAAGCTACTTGATAGTACGCAGTCTCCGCATAAGAACCAGAGGATGAGACAACGCCTGCGCGCGTGATCCTGATAATGTCCATCGGTTGGAGCTGGGCGACTAGCTTCTCGCCGGGAGGTGATTCTGCGTCGTACGCCACAACAAACGAAACGGAGTGAGTAATGTGCTTTCTTGAGGCAAGAATATATTTACCAACCAACTCGGAGTGAATGCTGTTGGTGACAAAATCGGAAAAATCATACTGCTCAAATGGTCCGTTCAATGCCGTTCCCGTGTACCTGATTTCTGTGGTGGTGTTGAGGCTATAAGGCTGACTGAGCTGTTCGCGCCACGTGACAAGCACGCATATAGGCTTGCGCTGCTGGGATGGATAATATGTTTTTTCGTATGTGTCATTCAATATCTGCGTCGCGTCAAAGCTTTTTGCGGGAAAGATCGTGCTGGCGTTAAAGTCGCCGTTTGACAGCACAGGCAGCACCGGCTTAAAAGCAAACTTTCCGTCGATTTGGACAAACCGCAGCAAGAATCCAGGCGCCACACGCGCCAAATAGTCGCGCAGGTTGACTGGGTTATTGACGACTCCATTGAAGAACAACCTGTTGCGCTCAGTGAATTTATAAGCTTCCTTGAACGAATCAATGTCAATTAAATAATCCGGGACATTGTTCGCCTTAAGCAGATAGTATGCAAGATTTAGAAAATTGCTAGAGCTTCCAATGCCGCCAGTCAGTATGTCTGCAACCCTGACTCCATTGCGGACAAAGCAGCGCACCTGCTCTTTGTAGTCGCCAAGCTTTGCCTCTACTGTGTAAGTGCCTCTGACGGCTAAACAACTTAACCCCGCAAACGATCCGCCGGATCCAGGTGATAGTGGCAAGCCAACCGTGTTATATGAAATCGGAACGGCTGGCGCTCCAGGAGTGCCGGGAATTGTTACTGATGGCGTGCCTGGGGCAACCAGCACTTGCAAAAAAGTCGATCCTGAATACGGATTGATTTTAATTTTAATGTTCTTTCGCCCTTGCCATGCGCTCACGCTTCCTCTGTCTATGCGCAACGTATAGCTAGCTGAATCGTAGCCATTGTCGTCAGACAGAGAAATGCTTGTTACCGCATTAGAAGGGAGAACGCCGCTAGTAGCAATAGTCCTGCTTCCACGTGAAAACGTATAAAGAAACGGCAGTTGCGTATTGGTTTCGTCTTCTACTTTTACTGTAAATGATAATTTGGCTACGTAAAAGGATACAAAGGAAAGCCCAATCGTAGTCTGTATTTTTGCATCATTATCAACTCGTTCTCTGTATTCGTATACAGGCGCTGTTCCAGGAATGACGGTTGCAGGCGTTGCAGGTATGGCAGGAGTACCCGGTACGGTGCTAACCGTTGAAAATGTATAGTCATATCCGCTTGTTGGCATCGTGCCATAGGCAAACGCACTAGTTGCGCCAGAGATATTCTTGAGAGAAAAAGCGCCTTTATATATGTCGTCGATTGAAATGCTACCAATTTCGCCGTCGCTAATAACCAGACCAAGCGCAAACGAATCTCCCAAGGTATCCGTTAACCGCAAACCGTAACGCGCTGCTGGCGGACTGACCCAAACGCCGCCCACGTTTTCTTGAAACTTGCCGTAAACAAGTGGGATCGAATTCCCTACAGCAACAACGCGCTGCTCACCAGTTGCATCCTTCTCAACCGTAGCTACTGCGTCATACTCATCGCGCAGTAGGTTTGTAGAAATCGGTGCCGATGCGCTCTGTTGAGCGATGAATGGATCGAGCTCGAATGAGTTTGGCATCAGACTTTAGGCGGTTGACCGACAAGTGAAGTGGTGAACTTACGCGGAGGCACTTGAGCCTCGGTTGGATCTAAGTTAGTGCCAATCTGGAGCGTGACCGTCAAGTCGTTGACAGTGGCAGAGCTGAACTCACCTGTATAGCTAGCAATTTTGGTCTTGATGTTTGGTGCAGTGCCATTAGCGGTTGGCGCAAACTGGTACAAGTCAAGAGTCGCTAGATAGCGCAGCGCCAGTCCATTTTCAATGAGTGATAGCGATGTATTGGACGCAGGAAACGTAATATCAAGACTGTCTGAGCTAGAAGTGATGCGAGAGAAGATCGCACCACCATCAAATGCAAAAAATGCGTGGCTGTCAACGGTCGCGTTTACCCAAAAGTTTTGCCACCGGTTGATCGTTGCGCCTGTAGACGTGTAGACGTGTAGAAACTGAGCAATCGCAAGCATTAGCGGTTCACCCCAATGGTCCTACGCAGCGATGGGTTGCTCTGCAGTTGGCTTAGTGCCATGTTTGCGCCTTGACGCGCAGCCGTGGATGTTGCCTGCTGCAGATCATTCATGGTGACGTAGTTGGTGCCGTCCATCTGAGTGACCGGGCCGGTGGTGATGTTGACTTGCGGTGTTGCCATTCCCGTTCCGGCGCCGATGCCATACTGCTGCATTCCAGTGGCTGCTGGGCGGTTGGCCGATGACATGCCAGGCAAGATTGTGCCGCCGCCTTTGAACCATGCTTCTTCCATGTTTTTACGATTCTCTTGCCAATATCGCCTGTTATAGCTTTGGGCAGCATCAAAAAATTGTTTGTTAATCTCGTTGTATTTTTGCTGGCTGTCGGATACGCTGATAAACATTTTGGTTTGGTCCAAAATGAATTTATTAATGGCGGCATCATACGCAGATTTGAACGCCGCGTTTTGGCCAGCGGGTCCAAAGTCATAAGACACACCAACAGCTTTAGCGCTAGACATGCCTTGCACATATCCAGATGTGGCTCCAGCCGCTTCTTTTGCTGCCGCTGCCGCACGCTCCATATTGCTAGCGAATGTACCGGACGACCCGGCTGCGGCTTGCGTAGCCTTGGCAACGATGTTCTGCTGATAAGCAGCATCTGCTGCTTGGACCTTTCCATCGCGTACTGCTACCGCTGCCCGTTCTTGCTGCCTAGCAACCTCAGCAACGGTTCCCGCTTGAACCTGAGCCAGATCCGCCGCCTCTTTGATTGCACCAAGCGCTTTGTAGTGCTCGGCATTGGCGGTGCCTTGCGCTGCAGCCAAGCGGACGACAGCCTCTACCTCTTTAGCTTTTTGCTCAGCAGAAACGACCGCCAGCCTTGCCTTTTCAACCTCGGCGGCAATCTGCGCCTGTGTTGCCTGCAGCTCAAGCTCGGCTTGCCTGACAGTGATTTCATAGATATCTTTGGCGGCCTTGACTCGCTGCGTTTGATTCTGCGCGTTATCAAGTTGGCGCTGCGCCTGCTGGAGCAATACATCATTGACCTGCATCTCAGCTTGCAGGTAAGCCTGCGTGATCGAGGCGCGCTGATTGGCTACGGCATCAACGACCTTGGCGGATGCGTCAGCCGCCTGGCCCGCCTCCTGGATTGCTTTGGTGACGGCTTGCTGTTCTTCCTTTAGTTTCTTTGCCGCTTCTTTGGCGTCGTCAATCTTAGGCGGCAAGCTGGAATAGTTCTTGACGGATTCGGCTGCTGCCTCATTGACTTTTTGCTGTTCTTCCTTGAACTTGCCGACTTTATCGTTGGTCAGCCCAAGAAAACCAGCAAGCCTGCCCACCTGCTCAGCGATGAATTGAAAGACTGGGTTCTGCGATAGAGCCTTAAAGCTGTCAATAACAAACGCAAGGACTTTAGAGAAGTTGCTGATAACGCCAATAGCATTCTCAAAGCCTTTGATCAAGATGCTTTGAATCGCAACGCGAATAGCGTCAAAGTCAATATCTTGAAATGCTGCCTGCAATGATTTGATGACCGGCTGGATTGCCTCGTAAACCTTGGGAAAAATCACATTCCCCAGATAGCTCCACCAATCGGCAAGCATTTGTCCGACAGCTGCCAGGCCTTGAGCGCCAGCAACAACAGCAGGTGCAAAGACTTGGCCGATGCTGTTAAGCAGTTGATCCGTTACCTGCCGCAGGTTGTTAAATGTCTGCTGTTGTGCCGTCAGCTTGCCGTTTAAGTTTTCGGCTGCGCCTGCTGCACCGGACAATGCTTCGTACAAGACTTGGCTTGTGATCTTGCCGTCTTGCGCCATGCCTTGCAGCTCGCCGCGGCTCTTGCCGGTGGTCTGCGCAATCGCATCAAGCAACTGCGGCATCCGCTCGGCAACGATGACAAACTCATCACCGTTCAGCTTGCCCTTGCCTAGGGCTTGGCTGAGCTGGAAGAATGCGCCTGCTGCCTCTTCACCAGCAAGGCCGGATTGCAGCGCGATGGCGTTGAATCCTTGGTAGATCTGCCCGGTTTCCTGCAGGCCAAAGCCAACGCCTTTCAGTCGACCGTATACGTCGGCTAGAGCCTTGGTTGCGTCTGTTTGGGTAATGCCAAACTTTTCTGAGCTTTGCGAAGCCAGCGCCATTGCAGCGTTGAACTCCTCAGTGCCGCTGGTCAGATTGCGTAGTCGCTGCTCAGCCGCGCCGCGTTCAAATGCGACATTAAGCCCTTGCTGAACTGCTGATAGAGCTGCAGCTATTGACAGCATCGGGCCAAGTGCTGCCGTTAATGCGCTACCCAGCCCCTTTGCGCCAGTAGCTGCGGCGGTGAATCCGCCCTGCACATCTTGTGATGCAGTCTTGACGCGGTTGAGCTGCTGGATCGCGTTGGCGGCATCAACGTTAATCGCAACATTTGCTACGACTGACATGATCCGCCAACTGGTTCCTTACATTCTACGCCGACTAGCTTTCTGGCTTGCCTCTTCCGCTTCTTGGTATTCCACCTGATACATCAAACCCCATAGCTGCAGCTCCTCGTAGGTGAGGCGCTCCGATAGCTCCAAAAGCGTATATCCAAGATCTCTGGCTAAGCGCATCATCAGCCGTAGCAGATGATCTTGCTTGACCAGCTTGATCAGTTTTTTGCGTCTACTTCCTCTTCGCTAGCGTCGTACTGGTCTGTGATCACGGCCAACATCAGGCTTTGGAGGTCAGAATCGCGGACTTCGTTTTTCAGTTCAGCGATCTCACCGGCGCGGAACAACGGGCGACCGTTCTCGTCCAATGCCTTGGATACCAAAAGCTGCAGCGCAAACGCCGTTGCCTCATCTGAGCCAGCATCCTTCTGCGCTCGCTCTCGCTCCGCCATGGTCAGCGGCTTGCAGTAAAACTCAAACACCTCGCCGTCGCTCAGCTCAACTTGCTTCTTGATCGGCGTAAGGTTCGCTGCTTTCTTCAGGCGATCAAGCGCGCGCATAGACGAATTGGCAGATGCCATGCAAAAAATGTTCAGTTCATTGATACTTTAATCGTAAAAAAGCCCCTAGTGCAACTAGGGGCAATCAGCGATCAAGCAGAGGTGCTGAAATCGAAGCTAGGAGCACCGGCCGGGCGGAAGGTAATCTCAACCTGCTGAGCGTCATCAGGGTTGATATTCAGGCTGGCGGTGAGCAGCACGGCATCCATGGCAATGGAGCGGCTAAGAGCCTCGGTTGCCTGCAGATCGGTGTACAGCTTGAAGCCGCAGCCAACCTGCTGACGCTGCAGCACATCCTCCACCATGCGATTGGACAGCGCAGCGTCCTCGTTGGTGACGTAGATCGTGGCAGTGCCGTTGCCATCAGCAAAGCCAGGAATGTAAGCGCGGAAGGGCGCATACTGACCAGCGGCTTGACCGATGGTGGTTACGTCGATCTCAGCGCGGCTGATTTCAAAAGACCAGGATTGTACTTGGCCGACAGCGGCATAATTGGCGTAGTACACCTCGAACTCGTTAGGCGCCACGGCCGTGCCGTCGTCGGTGATGGCGAGGATGGTACCGCCAGCAGCGGTCGAGACCGTCAACGCGCCAGTGGCTGCGGTGTAGCTCAACACGTAGTAGGTGGTAGCTGCATCAATCGGAGACGGCAGCGTGCCGGAGCCGGAGCCGCCAGTCTGGCTATTGATAACGCGGAACTTGACCGGATCGCCTGCCTTGAAGTTCAGGTACGGCTGAACGGTGATGACATCAGTGCTGGCATTGACGCCGGATTCAGGGAAGTTGCCGTTAGTACCGGCGGGTTTGTAGTAAAGGGCGCCGGACGTACCGGACAGAACAGTAACAGCCATGTTGTGAACGGTAGTGGCTAGATTCAGTCTAGATAAGCTTCAAACGTAGCAGTTAGCTGAGTTTGAAAGTAAGGCTCAGGCGCTGCTGGCGTTACTTGCGCTGGCCCTGAGGCGGCATCAAAGATAATGCTTGAAAACTTGGCGCGATCAAACAAATCCTTTAGCCGCTCTGCAATGGTGAAGTTAGCAGCAGTGCCCTGACCCTGCGGCGTAAAGACATTGACCACCAGCGTGCCAGTCTGGCGGTTGAAGCCAACGCCACCAGTCGGCAGCAGCGTGGCGTAGCTGTTATCGCCAAAGCGAATGAACACCTGCACCCATGGCGTGTTGTTGGGTGGCGTGAATGGCACGTTCTGATAGCTGACCGGATACGCAGGCGACAGCGCCATCTGCGTTGCAATGCGGCCTTCAATGGCGGCGCGAACATCGTTGTAGGTGCTGCTCATGATTCCCTCCCGATGCGGTCAGCGTTGACGCGCACAAAGCCTTGGATGTCTTTAGCGATGCCTTGCACCCAACCCGCTGGCGCTTGCTTGCTGCTGCCATTGGCAAGAGACTCTGCATACGGCAGGTTGTTGTGCACGCTGTAGACGTTACCGAGCTTTTCTTGCTGGTAGTTCATCCTGCGCAATGGCACGATTAATCCGCCTGGCGGAGATGTTTTTGAGCGATCCGCATTGGAAGGCTCTTGCTGCGGTCCGCCGTCGTAAGAGCCCGCCGCATTTTCCCCTACCTGCCAGCTAACACGAAACCGGCCAGTATCAACAGGGCTTGCCTGCTTCAGACGGCTATCAGTCTCTAGCACAGCAACCCGCAGCAGCTTCTCCATCTGCTGGCTGGCGTAATCACCAATATCAGCAACCCGGATCGTGCGCGCCATTATGCCCTCAGGATCAGCTCGTAAGTAATGGCGATGTTATCTTGCTCAATCGTACGAACCTCGATCACCTGATGCGTCACACTGCTAATCAGTACTTCATCGGCTGTAGTAGGTGCGTTGGCAATATCAGCCGCTGCAATCAACAGTCGCTTGTCGCCAGCTTGGATTAGGTCATTAACCTCGCGCAGGTTGACATCTTCCAACACGCCACGCACTGTAGTGTCGGCGGTGGTTTCAGTGACGGTGCCAGTGCTGGTGTTATAGGCGCCAGTTGTCACACGGCGGATGGTGGCAACACCGCCAAACTTTGCCATCAGCTTGCTGGCAACCTTGCGTAGCGGACTAGCTAATGCCATCAGAGCTTGTAGGCGACGCAGTGGCCATTCTGCAGCTTGATACTGGTAAACACGCCATACAGCGTGGTTGCAGCGCTGAAAGACTGGCCAGATATTGTGTTTCCGTCGTAGTTCTGCGCGATGATGGTATCGACTTGGGTGTTGCTTGTGAAATGAATGGCACCCCATCGGCCCACGCGGGTGGTGGTATCACTGATAAAGGTTGCCCCTATCGAGTAATCAATACCGAAAAAGTTAGGATCACTCATGACTAGATCTTGTAAGCGACGACTTTGCCGGATGCCAGAGTCACGCTGGTGAATACACCTTCAATCTCGTCGCCTGCGCCAAGCGGTACGGAGGTAAACGCATTGCCAGTTGCATTCTGCACGGTAGCTGTGCTGATTACGGCATCAGCAACTGCATACAGCTTGTAAAACCTACCGGCATGGGCAGCGGTATCGCTAATGTACTCAAAACCTATGCTGTACTCGTCCATGGTTAGCTCCTGCGGATAGAGAAGTTGCCTGGTCCGCTAATTCTAAGCCCTGTGAGGTATCGCTCCATCAGCGGCGGCACCTTGTCAACACCAACAGCGCCGTAACCGAGGTTAGGAGTCACGTCAATGCTGCCAATCTTGACGTTCTTGTAGTCTTCCAACCCGCTCAACCCAATGCCATCAGGGTTGTTGTTGAGATAAGTGGCCAGCACAACTTGCGCATACTGCACCTGCTGCGGGATTTCAGTGTCGGTGTAGTAATCCGTCGTGATGCGAAACGGAAAGCCGACAGCGTACGTATTGATGTAGGTATCAGGCTTGCGCACGCCAGTACGCGGCCACTGCAGCGCCTGCGTGTCAGTAGCGCGGGCGCCTAGAAACCGCTCACGATCCAATCGTTGGGTAGCGGTAAACAGCGCCCGATTCTTTTGGTCAGTGGTAGCTGATGCCCATGCCGTCACATCAGCATCTTGCACAAAGCCATCAATGATCTCCTGCGCTGCTGCCAGCGTCAGGTAGGAGTTTGCGCTTGCCGACCCTACGGTTGCGTTGATTGCTATTGCCATCGTTGGGTGGCTCCGTCATCTCAAGTTTAAGTGTGGGCTCTGCAATAGAAAGAGAGGCTGCCTCGTTAGAAGCAGCCTCCAGTTCACGCAGTCGCCGAAAGGCGAACATGCCCATCAGACGCGCTTCAGCAGCACGGTCAGGATCACACCAGCCAGAGTGGTGGTGGTGCCGGTGACATCAAGAGCCAGGCGGTTGCCAGCCTCAAGGATGCGATCGCCGTTGGTGGTGGTCAGAGCAGGGGTTTGCTCGGTAAGAGCAGTGCCTTTAAAGTTGATGGTGGCGCTCAGAAGGTCGTCACCAGCGGTGGCGGCCTCAGTGCCTTGGCAACGACGAACGGTGCCGGTTACGGCGCCAGCATCGTTGCCGGCAGTGGCGTGAACTTCACGCACTGCAACCACCTCGCACTTCACCGGAGCAGTCCAGAATTGCACGTCGGCAATCGAGGATGCACCGTAAAAAGTGGCTTCGAGGTACTGCTCGGTGGACAGTTCAAACTGGGAAGGTTGTGCCATGGTTAGTTACCTCAATCGAAGTTAGA